GTTTCTTTACAATTCTCTGAGAATAGCAACAGTCCAAGATTTAACAGATTTCCAACAAAACGAATCCCATCAAGAACATCATTCTTTGCCTTCTTAACCTTGAATCCTCGTTTCTTAAGCTCTGCGATAAAGGATGCTGCTGCCGGATCGACAATGATCGATTCAACATTGATTCCTTCCAGGAACTCTTCCATGCCATCTGCATACTCTCCATCGGTCTTCTGCGTGGTCTCATCTCGGCCAGAATAGTAATATTCTTTCGTAGCAACCCACTGACCTTTCTGGTTCTTCTCCCACAAAAGATATACTGTCGCATTCTGTGTACCATAATCGACACTGACGTATTTACTGCCGGTTGTTGACTGCTTTTCTGATGTGACATGCTTTTCTATATTAAACATGTCGTAAATAATTCCCTCAGCTACGGCCCAAAGACCTAAGATATAACGCTTATAAAACACTCCGGTATACATTGCTCGATATCGTGCTTTAATTCGCTCAGATAAGCTTAAATTGTCGTCCATCGTAAAGTGTAGATAGACAAGTTTCTTTTCATCTGCACGATCAATCCAGTTAGTCTTAAACCAGTGATAAGGTCCATCTGGGTTACAGTTAAACCAATATTTTGATCCATCAACAGAACAACGTCCTGTTGCCTGGTTAACAAAAGATTCAGGCATCAATGCAACTTCATCAAAAAAGACTCCTGCAAGTGTGATACCCTGTATCAAATCCTGGGATCGCTCATCCTTACCGCCAAAGATGTAAAAATAATTTTCTTTGCCACCTCTCCGGATAACAACTAAGTTATCAGCTCTATGATCTTCAACGTGATACCCTCGGCTCTTAAGCATAAGCTTTAACCAAAAGAGTACGTTTCTCCGGAAAGAACCGATCGTTTTCCCACACATACCAAAGTTCTGTCCGTTGAAGGTTTCCATTGCCCACATTGCAAAAGATAAGCACATAGAAATAGTTTTTCCCGATCGGATCGCTCCATCTGCTATGATTCCATCTTGATCATGTACGGGTGAATTAGGTAGCCACCAGGTAAGTATCTTTTTCTGCTTCTTAGAGAACGGCCGAAACTTAAAGACAGCTTTCTTTATTCTTCTTCCCATACATCTGCCACCTCACCTTTTAAGGCTTCGATGAATCCATCGTCTTCTGTCTCTTCTTCGGATGTTCCGGACATGATCGCTGTCTTAGCTCTAATCTGTTCGATCTTCGCTTTCTGTTCAGCTGTAGCAATATCCATATGGTCTGCAAGCCATTGCAAAGCTTTCATCTTATCAACCAGCTTAATACTCGCTCCGTCTTTTCCTTGCTTCACTTCCGTGATCAGCGTCCCATCAACATCCTCAGATTGTTTGAATTTCACAGTATTGACTTCTTTTTCGAGAACTTCTTTTTCTCCAGTTTCTTTGTTTTCTACCATTACTGGACCAAAAGCACCCATAACTTGAATATTTTCTCGCCCAAACGATACATAATCTGTTACATCCGCAAATGCAATGTCCATAAACTTTTGAAAGATATCTTCCTGCTTTAACAGTTCCCTGTTCATATGATTCTGCTTTAGCTGTTCAATCTCTTTTCTGATCACTGGATTCTTCATAAGCCTGCTTCCTAATACGGCAGCAGATGCATAAGTACATCCTGGATAAGCTTTCATGTAAGCTTTCGTATAATTAAACATTCTGGATTGGTACAAACAAAAAAGCTGCTGCTGATCGGTAAGTTCATCGTTAATTACAACTTGACTTACATCCTCTGCAACGGCTTCTTTTTTGTGTGCACCCTTTTTATTTTGTGTGCACCCCTTTTGGATGCATCCTGTCTTTTTGTTCCTCGACCATGCGTATCGTTTCTTCCACGATTTCACAGTATTTATCGAAACTTCATACTTGGCAGCAATGTCTTTATACTTCATTCCGGCCACATAATCGGATTCTGCCAATATGTAGTTTTTTTCTTCATTCAAACATTACCACCTTCTTTCTTATTTCTTAAATGGACCTCCAGGGACTCGAACCCCGGACCGATCGGTTATGAGCCGACTGCTCTGACCTACTGAGCTAGAGGTCCTTAGTTAAAACATTGTTTTAATTCTTTCATCTGATCATCTATACATGCTTCAATTGTTGTAAATCCTTTTCTATGTTCAAATCCTTTTCTTCTCAATTCTGCTCTTACTGTCATTAATTCTTCTTTTACTCCTTCCAGTGCTAAAATAGCTCCAATCTTCATATCCTCATTCATGTTCTTCTCCTTTCTTGATCGTCTAATTTTTTAGATAATAGGCATAAAAAGACTCGGGGTCCGAAGATCACCCGAGTTCATTCATTAAGTAAAAAGAAGAGGACTAATTATGAAGTATCGCTTCATCTAATCGCTCTAGCCTATATATTAGCCTATTTTTTGCGAACGTGACCGAACATTTTCTAATTTTCTTGAAAAAATCTTGTATTTCTCATTCTACAACTGTCTTCTGTATAAGCTACTCGCCTTTTAGGGTGTAACTGATTCATCTTACGTGCTACCTGCAGCCACGTCATGCCATCAATGTAATAAAATCTAAACATCATTCTTAGTTCGCTCTTCTCAATGCTATTTATATATTCTTCCGCTTGATTCATGAGTTCCAGAAGTTCATTTTCTTTTTCGATCAACATAGCTTTTCGTTTATTAAGCAGCAGCCTCTTTCGTCTTAACTCTGGTACTGGCATACCCTCAACAACAAAGTGCTGTATTCCACCCATGCCACCGCTTACTGTGTCTTTTACGGTTCCTTCTTCCTCAATCCTGCTGATCTGCTTCTCTGTTTGCAAGATTCTTTTTCTTATATCTTTTACTTCTTCAATCATGTCTGTGTATTGGATCAGTACGTTCTTGTCCACGTTCTCCCCTCCTGTTACGATTTATTATCTGCTGCCTTATCCGATCTGTCATCTCCTGGTACTCCTGTTTGTATTGCACCTGATCGGCACAAATGCCCATGCAGGTTATCTCTGCACAGGCTTTGCATGGATCAATCATATCTACCTACCGCTCTTTCTTTTCATCTGGCGGTTTCTTATGATCGCTTTTCTTGCATTTGAGTAATAAGGCCGTGATTCTTTCTCTCTTCTTCTTAATTCCTGTTCCTTTGCCTTCCAGGACAGATACTTCTCACATCCTGTCTGACAAGCAACTCTCTTTGATCCGTGTGATCTATCTTTACAATTTAGGCACGGACAATCTTTGTATGCCATTTATGTATCAACTCCTTCGACTTATTCTTCAACTAATATTTCAACTAATCTAATAATTAGTTCAACTTTCGCAGCGGACATTTGCTGCATACTGTTTCTATCAGCTCATCATAGTCTTTTATTTCGCCTGGGTACTTGCAATAGTTATCACAGATGTTGCTTTTTATTTCATCAAAAAATTCTGTTATTGTCTTCGGTTCTTCTTTCACGACACCTGTAAGATTTTCAGTGACAGTTTTAGTTTTTTCTTTCGCATCATCTCCTACTTTAGTTTCATGCCCGACCATCACATCATAAAATCTATCAATCTTTTTATTACACATATCCTCAAACTCACAAACTGATGCAAGATCATCAAGTTCGCATTGATCACAGCTATCATGCATATTGCAAAAATTGTATAATTCGTCTATCTTTTCTTCTCTTGTCATAAATTATCCCTCTCTTTCGCTGCGGCGCAGAGCGACATAACTGCCACTCCTGCTACTGCCCCGATAAATAATCCACTTAAAAATCCAATGATCATAGATTAGCCCTCCATCATATTTTTAAATCTGTCTTTCTACTTCACTTCTGGATATTTTTCGTGATCAACCTTGCACTTAAACGTCTCCCCAGTGTTTCACGCAATGCCTATGTACAAAACAATCTGTCCTTCTCTTTGTTCTGGACCGCTCTGTCTCATCATCCTCTGGATCCATCACTTCGCCACAGACTACACAGCGAGGATGATCCCCACCGTGTTTCTCTCTGGTCTTCTTGTATGCGTTCATTGCTGTCCTGTTATTTTTAATCATTGTCTTTCTTCCCCCCCTGCATCATAGATCTCACATGAGATTACCTTATTGCCAACTCCATTATCCACAACTTCGAAATCGACATCATATCCGACCTCAGCCAGATGGTCGATGATCCCAAAGTCATTGCCATTATCCTGCGAATGAATATAGACCTTCGCAAGCTTCTGTCTGATCTTTGCCATAATTAATTCACTCCTTAACTTTCCTTAACACTTTTGATCCTTGCCTTTAAGGCATCTAGAAACGAATCCTGTGTAACTTCTTTTGCTTCCAGTGCATCCATGACGTTCTCATCATATCCGCCGGCAGTAACCAGATGATGGATCACAACATTCTCTTTCTGTCCCTGCCGGTACAATCTGGCATTTGCCTGTTGATATAACTCCAATGACCAGTTAAGTCCAAACCAGACAATGATGTGCCCACCTGCCTGGAGGTTTAATCCATATGCTGCACTTGCCGGATGTGCAAGTAGGATATCCATCTGCCCATTGTTCCAGGCTGTGATGCTGTCCGGATTCTTTAATTCCCCGATCCGAAGCTTGCTCTTTTTCAAAGCCTTCTGGATCCGTGCCTTGTCATGCTTAAAGTTATAAAACACTAATATCCCCTTTCCGGCATTTGCATCGATGATCTCTTTTAAGGCTTCGATCTTCTCGTCATGCACCTCATGGTATATACCGTCTGCATCATAGACAGCCCCGTTACATAACTGCAAAAGTTTATTGCTTAAAGCCGCTGCACTTGTAACGTCAATAGTCTCTCCATCGATATCCGCGATCATCGTCTTCTCCAGTTCTTCATACTGCTTCTTTGCTTTATCTGGAAGTTTGATATGACGGACATTATCGATCCGTTCTGGTAATTCCAGATAATCCTCTGCTTTCATGGAGATACAGATATCTTTGATCCGTTCATTGATCTCTTCGTCTGCCCATGTCCTTGGATTGTACTCATAGATCACATTTCCGTTTCTTGCTCCCGGTGTGAAGTAATTATCACGATATCCGGTTAGAGTCTTTCCTAGCCGTTCTCCTTCATCCAGAAGATAGATCTGTGCCCACAGGTCTTCCAGTCCGTTCGGAGTCGGTGTTCCTGTAAGCCCTACGATCCGGTGGATGTGACTCCTGACACTTTTTAATTTTCGGAATCGTTTTGCTTTGTTGGACTTAAAGCTCGACAACTCATCGATGATCACCATGTCAAACGGCCAGTCATTTTTGTAATAATCAACCAGCCATGAGACATTATCTCTCGATAACACCCAGATATCGCCGGGTGTGTTGATCGCTCTGATCCGCTGTTTGATACTTCCAAGAACCGGGATCACCCGAAGCATCTTTAAGTGATCCCATTTCTGTGATTCCCTTGTCCATGTATCTTCCGCAACCTTCTTCGGCGCGATGACAAGAACTTTCCGGACTGCAAACCGATTGAATCTCAGATCATTGACTGCTGTCAGTGTGATCACTGTCTTTCCAAGTCCCATGTCAAGAAACAATCCTAAGACCGGATCCGTGATCATGCGGTTAATGCAGTATCGCTGATAATTGTGTGGTACAAATTTCATATCATGCCTCTCTGTTCTAACTCTGCGATCTTGTCCGGGGCCTTACCTGGATTCCATGCTTCAATCTCCCAGATCACTCGGTCAATATCTTTTTTGTTATCAAGAACGGTTGCATAACACCCCGTTGCTAAGATCTTACGGATCTGGACTTTCTGAAGCGGTGTCGTTTTTTCTCCCAGACGTTTCAATTCTACGAATCCAGATTTTCCGCCTTGAAGGATTACAACCCTGTCTGGTACTCCAGCATTGCCCGGGGATACAAACTTATACGCCATACCACCGACCTCTTTTACTTCATCCCTGAACTTGGATTCTATACTGCTTTCTCTCATATCATTCTCCTTTGCTGTTAACGTGTTTACATATTGCCCCTATATATATACGCGTGTATGTGTGCACATGGGGTACGTTATACTATTACCCTTTATATTTTATTTTTAAAGAATTTAATGTTAACATTGTTAACAATAGCTACAACCATTGAATTTACTGGGTTTTTGGTGTTAACTTTGAATGTTTACATAATGTTATCTTTGTTAACAGCCATATTTTTTGAATGTTAACAACCGTTTGCCTTTTTACCCTTTGTTAACACGGATATACCCTCTTTGCGATCCGTACGGACCAACTCTTACAAGTTGTCTTCTTTCCCAACCTTGCATACAATTTAAGATTCCATTGATTTCTATAATATCGTGTCTTTTCATCTGCTTTAGATCCCCTCCGAAGCACTCACACCATACTTCAGCCGCACATATTCGGTCCCTTTCTACTAAGTTGCTCTCATCTTTTACTTGAAATTCACTGTTGAAAAAGGACTTTCTCTGCGCAACACTCTTCTGTGCCCAGTCTGTTGGAATCTTCTTCTCTAGGAACTCTCTGATCACCCCTTCTTTTGGAGATGCTTCTCTGTAAGTCTCCTGTTTTTCCTGCGCCACTTTAGCGACATCTCCGGACATATACAGCGGCTCTCCTAACATCCATCTCGCAGCTGCTTCTGCCCATACCTGATCAACTTCTGCCGGCAGTTCCTGAAAGATGTTCTTCTTTGGTTTCTGCTTTCCAAGTCCGACCGGCCAGAACCTTCGGTTTCCTGTTCTGTCCTTTAAGAACTCTTTATCGTTCGTAGTTCCTACGATAATACAGTTTCGTGGAAAATTCGCAGTCCTGCGCCCATACGGCATACGATAAACATCCTCTTTCTTACTTAAGAACTGCTTGACTGCATTCATCTCTGATCTGTTAAATCCAGTTAACTCTCCAGCTTCAATGATCCAGTAGCCCTGCACCATCTCTGCTGCATCTTTCCCTTCAAAGGTACTCATTGAATCGGAATACCAGTCTTTGCCCAACATTGAAAAGAACGTACTCTTTCCAACACCCTGTGCTCCCGACAGGATCAGCATATAATCAAATTTACATCCTGGATGCATGGCTCTGGCAACCGCAGCACACAAAGTCTTTCTTGTTGCTGCACGTACATATTCAGAGTCCTCTGCCCCGAAATAATCGATCAATAGCGTATCTAATCGTCTGACCCCATCCCAGTTAAGGCTTGTAAGATACTCACGGATCTTATGTCTTTTATGTCGGTTTGCATAGATCGCCATGCCGTCTAATATCTTCTTTTCTCCTGTGATCCCGTAAGTCTTCTCCATGTAATGTCTTAATCCGGCATCATCTTCATCGGTCCATGCGCGATCCTTATAAGGAAACTCCGGATGAAATTCCCACGGCATCGGTCTGCAGACAGTTGCTCTGTTCGCAAATTCATCATGATATAATCGGTCTTTTAAGTTCGGATCGTTCTCCAGAATGATCAGCACATTGTCGATCGTCTT